CTGGCTTGTTGCCGAGGTGGACGCGACACCATCATTCAGGGTGACGCCGGTCGGCAGGGTGGCGCTCATCGTCAGCGTCGTAATCGCCGGCTTGGTGTAGAAGCAGTTTTTCTGCCCGTCGTAGGGCGCGGGGTTGAGCGCAATCGTCAGCGCCGTAATAGTCCCGCTGCCACCTATCACCATCTCGGACTGACCCTTCTGAAAGGTCATCGTGCCCGAAGTCGGCGACGCCTTCTGATAGCCTGCCACGCCGGTCGCGAGCGGGATGTAGGGCGAGCCCACATAGCTGACGATCGTGCCGACTTGCGCCAACGCGATGCCGGCAGCAAAGGCCAGCCCGACGCCAAACCCTGCGGCTATTGATTTACGCACAACGCCCCTCCGGTGTTCATCGTCAGCGGCGCTTGGTGGTCTGCCGTGTAGGAAAAGCCATTGCCCGCCGTGTTCATCGTCGGCGGTGTCCCGCAAGTCGTCACCACATAGGCAGTCGCAAACGTCGTCGTGGTCGATTGCGTCCAGGCTGGGCGCACCACCAGCGCGCCCGCAATCAGCGCCGCCGCCATGACGATAGCCGTCGCGATATTCATCTCTACCCGTTCTGCCTCGCGGGTGGCGCTATGCTGCCAAGCACCCGCACGTCCGTATAGGCCGGGCCGCCGCCATTGCTCGGCAGCGCCTCGCCGTCCTCATCGATCACCAATGCGCCAAAATTTGGCCGTTCGGCCGCGCGATCCTTGCGCTGTTGAATTGCGCCCCCGACCACGACATGGCCCTGATCGGTCAACCCAATGTTGGTATCGACCCCAACCTCTGCCGGCGCTTGGTTGCCGATCGACTCGCGGAATGCCGCCATGATGCGTTCGGCCCAGTCGCCGGCAATCACTCGGCCATTTGAGTCCGAATAGGTGTCGGTCGGCTCCATCGCCAAGTTCGGCACTAGCGGCCAGCGAATTTTTGTTGCCCGCACCTGATTGTCGCGACCGCGCTGCAATGGCTCGATCAGCGTCTCGCCATCCGGCGTCGGCAGAATCGTCTTCGCCACCAGCTTGTAAATGGGGGTTACGCCTTCAGCGTTCGCCTCAATCAGCAATGCGCGCAGCCGCGCCGTCGCGATCCGACGGGCTTCGGTGATTTCCGCCGGGATGCGCTGCATCCCGGTGCCCTGATCAGTCAGCTCAGCAATGGCCATTGCCAAGGCGCGGGGATCAAACATCCCTGCTGTCGGAGAGGACGAAATCTGTGCCGCAGCCGTCTCGGCCACACTTGGGGCCAAATTTGCCACAACGGATTGCATCGCGAGCTTGACAGCGGCATCGACCGCCGCCTTGAACTCAGGCCGCTCCGTTACCTCGATCGCCTCTTGGACTTCGGGCGGGCGCTTGCGGACGATCGGCGGCAATAGCCCCTGCGCCCGCTTTTCGGCGGCAAGGCGCTTACCTTCACGCACTCGCGCAAGAAATTCCTCGCGCGGCACGCCCGCGTGGTTCGAGTGCCCCGGCATCAGGCTAGCTCCGTGCCGCGCGCCATGATACAAATACGCGCATGGAAATTGTCTCGATCCAAGAAGCCAAGGCTTCTAACCTCCGATTTTATTTTACTGGAAAGCCGTGCAAGCGTGGCCATTTGGCCCCCCGCTACACGTCCAGCCGCCAATGCCGCGAGTGTCACAAAGGCACTTACCATCACAACAGGGAGTGGTATCACGCACACAAAGACGATCCCGGCCGCAGAGAGCGCAGCTATGCTCGCGTGGCTGAATGGCGACGACAGAACCCTGAGAAGGCGCGAGCGGTCGAAGACGCTTGGCGAAAGGCCCATCCTGAACGCGACGCGATCCATAAGCGCACACACAACGCGAACCGTCGCAGTCGGCAGCGAGCCAATGGCGGCAAGGCATCGTCCGCTGAGATCGCCGTCTTGTTTGATCATCAGAAAGGCAAGTGTGCCCATTGCGGCAAGAGAGCTAGGAAGATGGAGGTCGACCACATCAAACCGCTGTTGCTCGGCGGCACCTGCGACATCGGAAACCTGCAACTCCTCTGTAGAGGCTGCAATCGCTCCAAGGGAGCAACCGATCCGATTGAGTGGGCTCAAAAGCATGGCCGCCTACTTTAGACCACAACCTATGCTAGCGTACGACATAATTATTCGCGGCAAAGCGGTTCTGCAGATCGTCGCGGCCTTGAACCATGAAGGCGGCGGCTACCGTGCCAGCCGTCACGGCGGCAGACGAGACAGAAACAAGACGAATAAACCGGGGAGTCGGCATGTCGGGCGGGGTCGGCGGCATCGCCATACGCAGCACCGAATTGGCGGGCAACTGCGCCGGGGTCTTGGATCCGGTCTCGGCAAATGTCTCTGGCGTGCCGGGCTGATAGCCGCCAGACAAGCCGGTATCGATCGCACCCTGAAGGGCGAAGTTGTTGTCGCCACCGAGCGGCGCGGTGCCGATGTTAATCTGAAGATCGAGCTTCCAGATGCCGATCCCAACATCTTCGCCAAACACCGTGGTATTGCCGATGATGTTCATCGGTGCGGTTCCGACCCCTTGACCGAGCAGGTCAATCCACTGGCCAAGTTGAGTCGTAGCGACACCGCCGACCACCATCGAGGCCGGCACGCCTGCCGGGACAAAGGTTAAGCTTGCATCGAGCATCATTGGCGGATGGCCCTTTAGGTCAGCGCGGATTCGGTGACGAGAATTTGATCGACGATCTTGATCGGCACACCGCGCCACCCGGTTGTCGGGTTGCCGGCGTAGTCGTTGATCGACTGTAGGACGTTGCGATTACGCATCGACTGGATGTCCATCCAGTGCCGCGAGGTACGGTTACAGTACCAGACCGGCCGCACGCTCGATCCGGGATCGCGCGGCGCATCGGTGCGGTTGATGCCCGACAGCTTGCCGAGTGCCGGCGGCAGGATCACCGCCTCCGCCATCAGGGCGAACAGGTCGGGCGCATTCGGGCCGGCAAGGCCGGCTGCGGTCGTGTCGATATTGGCGATCCGCACCGTATAGCGCCAATCTTGCGGGCAGAGCCCGACGCGCTGGCGGAACCAGACCGTGTATGCCTCAAAGCGATTGCCGAGGCTGTCGTAGGCCGGGACAGTCTGACCCTTGTCCTCCATCGTCAGTCCGGCTTTCGAGCGCTCGGGATAGACGCCGTAGAGGGTGCGAGGCGACCAGCAACATAGCCAGATCGAGGTATTGGACGCGCCGGTTCCACCAGCATTGATGACGTTGGTGGCGTTCTTCGCGGTCGCGGGGTTGATCGTGTTGTAAAAGCTCGCCAGCCCCATAAAGGCCGACGGGTTGCTGACCGAGTTGCCGTACATGAAGGTCTCGGCGACGGTCTGCGACATGCCCTCCAGAAAGGCCATGTCCTCGCTCTCACAGAAGGCTTGGGGATTACCCGAGTCCTCCGCCAACTCCATATCGACCTGGCTGTAATCCTGTAGCGACGCTACCGCGACGCTCGCCTTGCCGGTCGTGCTTTTACTGTATGGCACGCCTTGGTTGTACGAGCGGTAGTATCCGCCGGGGATCGAGGTGCGAAAAACGAACTCATGACGAGTCTTACCGTTCGCTTCCACGTAAGGTATGTCGTCATTCATCTCGTTAGTTTGAGACAGCAACTCGGCGATCTCAGGGATTTCTCCCTTTGGATCAAGCCTCGTGCTCACATCGAGAAGGGTCGGCCAGGAGCCTGTCGCCATCTATTTAACCTGCCGGCATAAAAGCGCGTTGATGGCGCGCTAAAGCTCTAACAGGTTGGCGTCAATCGTATTGAGGTGTACTATACTACTTAGGCGGGAGGGCGCCGCACCAGCACCTTGTCGGTCATCAGCACATGGTAATAGCTGAGCGAGATGTTGTAGCGCTCCAGCAGAATCTTTACGGGCGTTCCTTTGGCCCGTTCAGCGATCAGTTCGGCACGGATAGCGGTACGCTTTTCAGGCGGGACTTTGTAGGTTCGCGACGACTTGGGGATCGCGCTGTCGGGGATTTTAAACATCAGCCGTTCGCGACACGACCACGCCCTCTCGAATAGCGATAACTGATCCGCCCTCCCTCGCCCTGCGGAGTGGGGCGCTGATTGCCGGGCGGTGGCGCGGCGGCGGGGCCGGGCGGCACGGGGTCGGCCATGATCTTGCCGAGCGTCACCATTGCGCGAAAGAACTCGGGATTGTCGCCCATGCCGGTCAGTTCGAGCGCTTTATCGAACGCGGCGAGGCGTTCACGCGGCACGATCGCCAGGATGCCTTTGAGTGCAAGGCTTCGGTTGGTGTCAAACCCAGCCCCCCCAAGCTCGGGATCGCCTTTG